CAACGCCAACAACATCGCTCTTATTCAGAAAACTTACGAATGCAGTGATGGCGTGATGGTTGAGACTGTGTTTATGCACGAGTCTGGTGAAGTGATTGATTGTGGTTTGCTTCATGTTCCAGCCGCCAAACAAGACCCGCAGGGTTATGGTTCTGCGATGACATACGCAAGGCGTTACAGCCTCATGGCGGCCTGTGGGATTGCTCCTGAAGACGATGATGGCAACCTTGCATCAAGGCGCACTGAAATCAAATCCAGCGTCAATGAAAGCCAGATTGCTGATCTCATGGTTGCGATGGATGATTGCCAGACACTTGATGAGCTTCAGAAAACATATAAGGCGGCATACGCTGCTTGCCAAGGTGAGGCGATGTGGCAAAAGCAAGTCATTGCAAAGAAAGACAGCAAGAAAAAACAACTGGAGCAGAAATGAACATCCAATCTGACATTGATTTGCTGTTGAAACTCAACAGTGTAGACATTGACGCATTGGAAGATGCCAAAGCAACGCTAGAGGCAATTAAAGATGCTGACCCCGGAACCTATGACGAAATGATTGATGAGTCAATAAGATTGATTCGAGCAGCACTGAACATTAGTTGTATAGGAGCGATTGAAAGAATTGCTGAACAACTGGGAGCGAAAGCATGATTGAACAAGGAACACCAGAATGGTTTCAAGCTCGATGCGGGAAAGTCACCGCCAGCCGTGTGGCAGATGTGGTTGCCAAGACCAAATCAGGCTACTCAGCCAGCCGTGACAACTACATGGCTCAACTCGTTTGCGAACGCATGACAGGAAAACCTGCAGAGTCTTTCACAAACGCTGCAATGCAATGGGGGACTGAGCAAGAACCTTTTGCCCGGGCCGCTTATGAGTCCCATGCCGATGTTTTGGTGGAGCAGGTGGGGTTGATATTGCATCCAAGAATTGAAGGCTCTGGAGCGTCTCCTGATGGCTTGGTGGGGCTTTTTGGATTGGTGGAGATCAAGTGTCCCAACACGGCGACTCACATTCAAACCTTGTTGGATCAAAAAGTCCCAGAAAAGTACAACATCCAGATGCAGTGGCAGATGGCCTGTACCCAGCGTCAGTGGTGCGATTTCGTGAGTTTTGACCCACGAATGGACGAAGGTCTTCAACTCTTTGTCAAAAGAGTGGAGCTAGATACGCAAATGGTTGCGTATTTGGAGGGTGAGGTGGCGTTATTTCTTGAGGAACTGAACGCCAAAATTGAAAAACTTAACAAACTGAAAGTCTGAAATGCAAAGATTCAAAAACATTGTGGTGGTGACTGGGGTCTATAAAAACCGTTCTGGCGAGGAAAAAAAGCGTTACCAGACGATTGGTTCTGTTTTTGTGGACGATAACGAAAACTTGAAGATCAAGTTGGACACCATTCCCTTAATTGAGGGTGGGTGGTCGGGTTGGGCGAACTGCTACGACCTTGAAAAGAAAGAAAAGACCGACAGTGAAGATTTCCCTTTTTAAGGAGCGCATCATGGGTTTCATGAAGAACTTTTTTCCTGATTTGGAGTTTCCAAGGGTTCGTGCAAGCGATCCGATCACATCTTTTCAGGCTGCAGACAAGGCCAAAGAGTTGGCTAGTCGGCATTGCCTGATGATCGTTGAGGCCTTAAAAATGGCTGATTTGGGTAAGGATGGGATTTCTAATGTGACCGGGCTGGACAGCAATCAGGTGGCACGAAGGCTTAGTGAGCTTCAAAAAATGGGTCTTATTGAGTTGACCGGGAAAACTGTGCTTTCCAAGTCCAAAAGGTCTGAGCGTGAATGGAGGCTTGTTAAATGAGCATTGAAGCAATGAAACAGGGCTACTACTGCGTGATATGCGGCAGGTTTTTGCCAGCAGATGAGCACGGTGTCATCGTGCATGACGATGTGCCACACCCTATTGATATGGATTTTGGAGACGAGGAGAAACCACAATGATTTTGAAATCACTATCCATGCGATTTGTCATGTTAAGCATGATGGACGTTGAAGACCATTGGCGTAACAGCAAATGGAAAGATACAGGCGACTTAATCAACCCAGACAAGCCGATGATTATTCAAGTCGGCGACTACGGCTATGAAGTGCAGTCATGTGGCGGTGATGGCGACATTGAAGGATTTGTCATCATGTGCAAGGAAGAGCCTGTGTGCAAGTGGGAAGGCATGGAGTGCATCAAGCTATGAACCACATTGAAGCAATGAAACAGATGGTCGAGGCGTTGGAGATTGCCGCAGAAGGTGGCGGTGTTGATTTCTACGCATATGCCAAGGAAGGTCGCCAAGCCATCGCAGAGGCAGAGAAGCAAGAGCCATTTGGTTATGTAAATCGTGATGAGGTTGTTGAACACATGGGATTGGTAAGTTGCGGAACTATTTATAGGCATCCAGCAGAAGGAAGATTGGCACTCTACACTCACCCACAGCCAAAGCGTGAATGGAAGTGGCTGACGGATGAGGAGACGCAAACTTGTTGGGATAAAGCCGTGAACACAATCGCCCCTCAATACAGTATTGTCCGTGCCATCGAAGCCAAACTCAAGGAGAAGAACAATGTTTGAAACCATACTGATTTTGCTGGTGGGTGCTGCGCTTGGGATCGGGTTTGTTGCGTTGTTTTTCTTGATCTTGACCCACTTCCAAAACGATTAAAAATATGTAGAATGAAATCTCCCCCAACCTTGCAAGGAAAGAAAATGGGATATTACGGAAAAGAAGTCGCCCCCAAGGGCGTGAAATCCAGTGACCGCACTGGTGAGAAAGTTGTTGGCGCAAGCCGTGTTGACAAGGAAGGCATGGGAGTTCCAAGTCGTACTGGCGCAACTCCTCCCAAGGGCGCATTGTCTAGCGACACCACTGGCGAGCGCAAAGCCCCCATTCGTGGTGGCGTGGGCATGGGCAAAGCTGACGGCATGGGATTGCGTGAAGGCTCACACATGGGCAAGCACGATGGTCGCTTGGGCGAAATGAAGGGTCACATGGGCGAAAAAGTGGTTTATGACCACAAGCGGGTCGCTCACGAACAAGACGGTATGTAAAACGAAACGCCCAAGGTGATCAGACCAAGGGCGTTTCTAACCACACAAAAAGGATCTTTGTATGGCTGAACCAATTGTATGTAGCAGTTGCCGATACTTTGTGATCGGTTTTGGGGATCGGATGGGGTCATGCCGCCGTTTCCCCGTTTTTCAGACTCGCTCGGTATCCGAGTGGTGCGGTGAGCATAAATTGCCCGACCAGCGCAAGAAAAAGGAGGCTAAAGATGATCAAGCCTCTGCGTGACCGAGTTGTGATCAAGCCCAATGTCAGGGTTTTGTCAGAAATCCTCATCATCAACAATAAAGAGCCTTTTAACGAGGGCACTGTCGTGGCGATTGGCCCATTGGTTGAGCAGACCAAGGTGGGTGATTTCGTTAAATATGGCAATGGTGACTATTTGAACTGGCCTGTGCATAATGTTGACGGTCAGGACTATCAAATCATTCAGGAAGCCGACATTTGTGCGGTTGTGGAGGGATAAATGGCTAAATCTGGGTTATATGCCAACATTCATGCGAAGCAAGAGCGCATCAAGCGTGAGAAAGCCGAGGGAAAACCTGTGGAAAAGATGAGGAAGCCCGGTGAAAAGGGTGCGCCCACAGCCAAAGCATTCAAAGAATCAGCAAAAACGGCTAAAAAATGAAAAAGCACGACAAACCCATTGAGCATAAGACCACTGGCAAGGGCAAGACCTACAACCCGACTGAAAAGGGTGCTGGGATGACTGCGAAGGGTCGTGCTGAATACAACGCCAAAAACAACGCCAATCTGAAGCCACCTGCGCCAAATCCCAAGACAAAGAAGGACGAGGGCAGGAAAGCGTCATTTTGTGCAAGGATGGAGGGCGTGGTTAAGCACTCAAAAGGCCCAGCAGAACGGGCTAAAGCATCACTAAAAAATTGGAACTGCTAAATGGAAAAAGAACTCATTCAATTGCGAATCCAAGACCTGATTGCCAAAGGCAAGGAATTGGAAACCCAGATTCACCAAATCAACGGGGCACTGCAGCAATGTCAGTGGATGCTTACAGAAATCGAGAAAAAGGAGCAAGAAAATGCCGCTAACTAAGGGAACATCTGACAAGACTCGTCAGAAGAACATCAAAAAAGAGATCGAGGCTGGAAAGCCTGTGAAGCAAGCAGTTGCGATTGGGTATTCTGTGCAAAAGGAGGCGATTGCCAAAAAAGGTGGCAAAGCCGAGAAAAAGAAGTAATATCTTGACACCCCGCAAGGGGGTCAACACGCATGGGGATTGAAAAGGGCTTGACCCAAGAGATGACCACTAGGATTAAACCCCGAACCAGTCGCTCAGTCCCCAGCCGTGTTAGTGGTTAAGCGCATTGGCTTATGCACAAGATCGCCCGGTCTGCCATCAACAACCAAAGGAAGAAGATGAAAATTGAGACTCGAAAGGTCGCAGAACTAATTCCTTACGTCAACAACAGTCGAACCCATTCTGACGAACAGGTGGCACAGATTGCTGCAAGCATTAAGGAATTTGGCTGGACTAACCCAATACTGATAGACGGACAAAACGGCATTATTGCTGGGCATGGCAGGCTTATGGCCGCCCGTAAGTTAGGGCATACCGAAGTTCCCACGATAGAACTCAAAGACCTGACCGAAACGCAAAAGAAGGCATACATCATTGCCGACAACCGCCTAGCGCTTAACGCGGGGTGGGATAACGAAATGCTGACCATAGAGTTAAACGACCTATTGGCAGATGGGTTTGCGTTGGACATATTAGGCTTTGACCCGAAAGAAATAGCCGCCTTGCTAGAGCCAGAGGTTGTGGAAGGGCTGACCGATGAAGATGCCGTTCCTGATGTGCCAGAAGAGCCGAAAACCAAATTAGGTGATATTTACCAGTTGGGCAACCATCGGCTAATGTGTGGTGACAGCACCAGCATTGACGCTGTGGATAAATTGATGGATGGGCAGAAAGCCGATATGGTATTTACTGACCCGCCTTATGGTGTGGCGTATGAAGGTGGACATAATCAGAAAAAGCGCAAAGGCATTATTGCTGACACGCTAGAGGGCGATGACCTTACAGGTTTATTTTATGGTGCGCTAATGGCGGCTGTGCCAAATACTAAGGATGGTGCGGCTTTTTATGTTTGGTATGCTTCTGGTAAATCCATAGAGACTTATGCGGCACTATCCAAACTGCCATTAAAACTCAGAGCAGTAATTCAATGGTACAAAGTAAAGTCTGGACTTGGGGCATTTATGTCTCAATATATCCCAAACTCTGAGCCATGTATGTATTTACACAAAGATGGTTGTTCGCCTGCTTGGTATGGGCCAACTAATGAAAAAACTGTCTGGGAACTAAAAAAAGAATCTAAGAATACATATCACCCAACCCAAAAGCCTGTGGAACTACCTGAGAGAGCCATAAATAACTCTAGCAAAGCAGGTGATGAGATATTAGATTTGTTTGGTGGCTCGGGAAGCACATTGATTGCCTGTGAGAAACAAAACCGCCATGCCAGACTAATGGAACTAGACCCAAAATATTGCGATGTAATAGTAAAACGATGGGAAGACTTTACAGGCAAAAAAGCCGTTTTATTGACAGAACTAACCGAAACTGATTAAATATCAACGAGTTCCCCTTAATAAAATGCCAGTCATTCCACAAGAACCTCACATCCCAACGGACGAAAGCCGTAAATTGGTTGAAAGCACCAGCGGGTTGGGCTTGCCGCACGAGCAAATTGCCATTTTGGTGGGCATAGATGACAAGACTTTGCGTAAGTATTACAGGCATGAGCTTGATGCCGGAAAAGCAAAGGCCAACAGCCAAATTGCCAAGACGCTTTATTCAAAGGCTGTGGCGGGAGATACGACCAGCCTGATTTGGTGGACAAAAAGCCAAATGAGGTGGTCGGAAACTGTTAAACAAGAACTGACGGGAGCAGATGGCGAGCCGTTGGTAACTGGAATCAATGTCAGCTTTGTTAAGCCAGAATGATTTCCAACGCCCAATTTCCTGCCAAACTTGAGTGTCTATTCAACCCGCTCCAAAGCCGTTACCGAGTGCTTTATGGTGGGCGAGGTGGTGCTAAATCATGGGGAGTCGCCCGAGCATTGCTGATTAAGGCAGCAAAAGACCCCCTGAGAATCCTGTGCGCCCGAGAATTTATGACATCCATGAGGGATTCAGTCCACAAACTCTTGTGTGACCAGATCATTGACCTGCAACTGACTGACTTCTACGAAATCACCCAAGCCAGCATCCGGGGCAAAAACGGGTCGGAATTTAGCTTTGTTGGCTTGAAGAACAATGTCGCCAATGTGAAGTCTTACGAAGGCATCGATATTTGCTGGGTTGAGGAAGCCCAAACAGTGACCCGGATGAGTTGGAATGTGCTGATCCCGACCATCCGAAAGCCTGACTCCGAAATCTGGGTGACCTTTAACCCTGAACTTGAGACTGACGAGACTTATCAGCGGTTTGTGGTGCATCAGCCCGAAAATGCCGTGGTGACCAAGATCAACTGGTCGGACAATCCTTGGTTTCCTGACACATTGCGCCTTGAGATGGAAAGCCTCAAGATGCGTGACCCGGAAGCCCACCGCACTGTTTGGGAGGGGTTTTGTCGGCAGACCATTGACGGGGCGATCTTTGCCCGTGAGATTCAGGTGGCTGAGATGGAGGGGCGAATCACCCGAGTCCCATACGATGCCAATAAGCCCGTCCATGCGGTCTTTGACTTGGGTTGGGCAGATTCCACGGCAATCTGGTTCGTGCAATTTATCGGTATGGAAACCCGCCTGATTCGGTATTTTGAGGACAGCCAACAAACCATCAGCCATTACCTAGCCAAGATGCAGAGCTTTGGGTACGTCTACGACACGCTTTGGCTACCCCATGACGCTCAGAACAAAACGCTGGCCTCACAAGGCAAGAGCATTGAGGAAATCGTCAGGGCAAGCGGGTATAAGACAAGGGTCTTGGAGCGTGTTCCGGTGCTGGACTCAATTAACGCTGCCAGGACAACATTCAGGGCGTGTTATTTTGATAGAGAAAATTGCCACGAAGGCTTACAATGTTTGCGACACTATCGATATGAAACTGATCCGGAAACTGGTCAATTCAGCAGGAAACCGCTACATGACCAGTATTCACACGGGGCAGATGCCTTCAGGTATATCGCATTGATGGTGAGTGAGCCGAGAGAACGCAAGAAACCAAAACCGATGCCTTTATATGGGTCGGCAAACAGTTGGATGGGGTAAACATGGCTGATGACTACGATCCAGTAATCCAAGAGGCAATCGATTTCCTCAAGTTCTGCAATGACGCAAACACCACAAACCGTCAGGAAGCACTTGAAGACCTAAAGTTTGTCAACGGTGACCAATGGCCTGTTGAGCTTCAAAACTCCAGAAACCTTGAGTCTCGCCCCGTTCTGACCATCAACAAGCTCGACACCTACTGCCGACAAGTCACGAACCAACAAAGGCAACAGCGTCCACGCATCAAGGTTCACGCCACCAACACTCAGGCCGACCAAAAGACCGCACAGGTGATTTCAGGTTTGATTCGTCACATTGAGGTCAATTCCAACGCCGACCACGCTTATGACAATGCGTTTGACTACGCTGTGAGGATGGGTTGGGGTTATTGGCGGGTCAATACCAAATACATCAAAGAGGACAGTTTTGATCAAGAGATCATCATTGATCCTGTGGACAACCCGTTTACGGTCTATTTCGACCCCAATTCGGTTGCTCCTGATGGCTCTGACGCTGAAAAGTGCCTGATCACCACCATGATGCCCAAGGATGTGTTCCGGACTTTATACCCAGACTTGGACGATGGCACGAGCTTCACTCAGCGGGGCACGGGCGACAGCCAGTCCGAGTGGATCACCAAAGAGGACATTCGCCTTGCTGAGTATTTTTACACTGTCAGAGAACCCGCAATCCTTTATTTGTTAAGTGATGGCACAAGCCGATTCGCTGATGATGCCCATTTCTTTGAGCGTGTTGAGGGTGCGGGTTTGACCGTCATCAACGAGCGTCCATCGTTTAAGAAAACGATCAAATGGAAGAAGCTCACCGCCATTGAGGTCATTGAAGAACGTGATTGGCCCGGACGCTTCATCCCAATCGTTCCCGTCTACGGCAGAAAGGTCGTGATCGGCAACCGCACCAAGGTTTTCGGCATGATTCGTCACGCCAAAGACCCCCAGCGGATGTACAACTTCTGGCAGACCTCGCTGACCGAATCGATTGCTCTTGCCCCCAAAGCCAAATGGATCATGGCAGAAGGACAGGACGAAGGACACGAGAACGAGTGGGCACAGGCCAACGTCAAGTCCACGCCTTATTTGCGTTACAAACAACGGGACACGGATGGGCAACCTGCGCCCCCTCCCCAACGACTCCAGCCTGAACCACCCCCGGCTGGCGTGATTACCGCTGCCGGGACAATCAATCAAGACTTGCAAGCCATCATGGGGATTTTTGACCCCAACCAATTGCCAACCGGAAACATTTCGGGCAAGGCTCTGAACGGTCAGCAGCAACAGATTGATATGACCAATTACGACTATTACGACAACCTTACAAGGTCGATTAGTCATACCGGAAAGATCATTCTTGACCTGATTCCAAAGATTTATGACTCCGAAAGGACAATGCGGATCATTGGGGACGATGGCAAGCCAGAGTTGATCACTTTGAACCAGCGGGTCGCCGTGGATAAGGTGTTGAACGACATGACGGTGGGTGATTACGATGTGGTCATGGAAACCGGGCCGGGTTACAACTCCAAGCGTCAAGAGGCTGTGGATTCAATGCTTGGGATGCTCAAGGCAGACCCAACCCTCATGCAGACCGCTGGTGACCTGATTTTCCGAAACATGGATTGGCCCGGTGCTGATGTGATTGCTGACCGCTTGGCGACTCTTAATCCGTTGTCTAAAGTGGATGACAAAAGCCCGATTCCGATGCAAGTTCAGATGCAACTGGCTCAAAGTCAGGATGCTATGCAGAAGATGGCGCAGCAAATTGAGCAGTTGCAAATGATCATCAAGCAGCGTCAAGACATTGAATCGGTTAGACAGGAAGCCGAAACCAAGCGTGAAATGCTCCGTCAAACTGCCAAGGCGCACAACACCGAAACAATGGCTGAAGTTAAGGTCAATGACCAAAACACCCGAGCCATTACCAGCCAAAACAAGGTTGAAATTGAGGCCATCATGGAGCTTTTGCTTCATCACATGGACACCGCTCGCTTAAATCAGGAGATCAAAAAGCGGGATCAAGAACAACAAGCGTCCATGAGCTTTGCAGCGCAAGATATTGAATCTGGTGCAAATCCTTTGACACAGCAGTAATTTTTTGGTAAAAAAATGCCTACCAGTGGGCTTCACTGGGTTAATTCTTGAGGAAACTCATGTCTGAGAAAGAAGCAGGTCAAGTTTTGACCAGTGAAAATGCGGCTGAATTTTATGCAGAGAGATTAGGTTTAGCTGACAAGGCCGAGCCAACTGAGGCGGCGCAGACCGAGCCAGTTGAGGAGGTGGTGCAGAGTGAACCTGAACAGCAGGAAGAAGCCAAGGCCACAGAAGAGAAAAAGCCGAATCCCAAACTTGAGAGGAGGTTTTCAGAGATAACCAAGCAACGTGAAGAAGCCAGAGCGGAAGCAAGGCGGGAGCGTGAAGCTAGGGAGGCTCTGGAAGCAAGGATTAAGGCACTTGAGCAACCTAAACCCACCGTGGTGGAGGAAGATCAAGAACCTCAACCCAGCCAATTTCAGGATGCGTTTGAATATGCCAAGGCTCTAGCAGAGTACACGGCTGACAAGCGAATCGCTGAGATGAAAAAGCAAGAAGCTGAGGAGCGAGTTGCACAAGAACGCCAAAAAGTCATTGAGACTTGGGCAAGTAAGGTTCAGCAAGCCAAAGCGGATTTGCCTGATTTTGACGAGGTCGTTGCGTCGAGCGATGTTGTCGTAAATGATGACGTTCGAGATGCGATTCTGGAGAGTGATGTTGGGCCTCAAGTCCTGTATCACCTAGCTGAAAACGACGAACTTGCCAAGAAAATCTCAGGTATGTCCACGAAAGCGGCATTGCGAGAGATTGGGAAACTGGAAGAGCGTTTAAGCGCAAAGCCAGTGAAATTGGAAACTCCTGTGGTCAAAAGTCGAGCACCAGCACCGATCAATCCGATTCGTGGCGGGTCAGCCCCGGTGGATGTTCCGATTAGCTCCGATGGAGATTTTCATGGAACTTACGCACAGTGGAAGGCCAACCGCAAAGCCGGAAAGATCAAATAAACCTAATCTTTTTGGAGAAACCAAATGGCAAACCAACTTTTAACGATCTCCAAGATCACCAACGAAGCGTTGATGGTTTTGGAAAACGAATTGACTTTCACCTCTGAAGTTGACCGTAACTATGACGATCAATTCGCCGTTGTCGGCGCAAAGATCGGCAACACCGTGAACGTCCGTAGACCCGGTCGTTTCATCGGTACGACTGGCCCTGCACTGAACGTTGAAGATTTCAACGAAACCAGTGTGCCCGTCACTCTGTCCACCCAGTTCCACGTTGACACCCAATTCACCACTCAGGATTTGGCTCTGTCTTTGGATATGTTCTCTGACCGAGTGTTGAAGCCCGCTGTCGCTGCAATCGCCAACAAGATTGACCGTGACGGTATGTCTATGGCTACCCTGCAAACCGCCAACATCGTTGGTACTGCTGGAACGCCCCCCACTGGTCTGATTACTTACCTGACCGCAGGTGCGTATTTGGACGCTGAAGGTGCGCCCCGTGATGGTCGCCGTTCTTGCATCGTTGAACCCTTCACCTCTGCTACCATTGTGGACAGCTTGAAAGGTTTGTTCGTGCCCCAAGAAGCTATTGGCGAGCAATATCGCAAAGGCTTGATGGGTCGTGACTCCGCTGGCATGAACTGGAAGATGGATCAGAACGTGGTGAGCCAGACCTTTGGCTCGAACACCACCACGACCGTGACCGCTTCTGTGAACACCACCACCGCTTCTGGTTTCCTGACCTCTGGTTGGGCATCTTCTAGCACCATCACGCTCACCGCCGCCAACACTGGCACGATGAACCTGAATGCTGGCGATGTGATCACCATTGCTGGTGTGTACGCAGTTAACCCCCAAAACCGTCAAGCCTACGGCTCTAACAAGCTCCGCAATTTCGTGGTCAAGCAGACCACCTCGATTGCTTCTGGCTCGTCTGGTTCTGTTGTGGTTAGCCCCGCAGTCATCACCGCTGGTCAATTCCAGAACGTGACCATCCCCACGACCTCTAGCTCTGCCGCTGTGACTCAGTTCAACAGCACTGGCACTGTGTCGCCTCAGAACATCATCATGCACCGCAACGCCTTCACTTTGGCAGTTGCTGATCTTGAGTTGCCTGAAGGTGTGCATTTCGCTGGTCGTGCTTCCGACAAGGAAATCGGTCTGTCCATGCGTGTGGTTCGCCAATACACCATCAACAACGATTCAATCCCGACTCGTTTGGATGTGTTGTACGGTTGGGCTCCCCTCTACCCCGAACTCGCTTGCCGTGTTGCAGCCTAATTTAACTTTTTGAAAGGAACAAAATCATGGCAAACCCCGGACCAGCATCAACGACCACAATTCATCCCCAAAACGTGGCTTCCAATCAGGCGATTCGTCTGTTGGCATCCGCAACTGGCGTGAATGTGAACGCAACTGGTGATCAAGCAGTTTTGCAGATCATCAACTCCACCAACTACTCAGTCAGCAATGTGGTGTTTACGAACGCCTCGACCAGCCTGACCACTGCCGCTGCAGGTCTGTTTACAGCCCCCAGCGCAGGTGGTACGGCAATCGTGGCAAACGCCGCTTTGTCTGCTCTGACTGGCTCAACCGTTGTGTCTCAGCGCACTGTCGCCGCCACCGCTACTCAGTCGGGTCAAAACCTGTATCTGAACGTGGGCACGGCACAAGGTGCTGCCGCTACGATGGACGTTTACGTCTACGGTTACGACTTCAGCACATATAGCTGATCTGTATGAACCGATGAAAAGGCCACTCTCAAAAGGGGTGGCTTTTTCTTTTTTTTAAACTACAATTTGACCACTTCACAGGAGAAATCATGTCTTCTACCACCGTAACTCGTGGCAATTCGCACGAGACTTTTTACATCCAGCCCTCCATTACTCCCTCGGCAGTTTCAGCAAACACCACAGCGGCTCAGACCTTTTCTGTGCCCGGTTTGCAGACCACTGACATTGTGATGGTTGTCGGATACAACGGCGCACAAACCGCTGGCATCATCATTGCGGAAGCTGACTGCCTGACCGCCAACATTCTGACCATTCAGTTTGGCAACGTCACGGCTCTTTCTGCCACCCCCGCCGCTGGTGTTTACACGCTCCAGATTGTGCGTTTGGAAGGCCCAGCACCCGTCACGGCGGTGTAAACATGGCAAGCTCATCCGTTCAACGAAACGCAGGGCCAACGGTTGCGTTGTCGGTCACTTCCACTGCCCATGCAGCGGTTTTGATCGATGACTCTACCAATGACCAGATCAACTACACCTCGTTCCTCAATTTGGGCGCATACCCGATTGCGGTTCGTTGGGGCAATTCTGATCCGGGCGCACCTGTTTTCCCGACTGATGGCACAAATGGTGATTTCGTGTTGCCCCCCAACATGACATTGCCGATGATCATTGCCACGCCCACGACTCCATACTATTTGACTGCCAAAAGCAACAATGCCACGGCAGGAATTTTGTATGTGACCCCCGCCGCTGACCAATCCTGAGCGGTATGGCTGACCCCGCAAAAGTCCTTGAACAGAACTTATTGCCAGTTCAGGCGTATTTTTCTGTTGACGGTACATTCCAAACCTTCATTGGGCAGGGTCAGCCGTTTTACGCAACGATTAACCCGATTCAGTCGGGCTTGATCATCACAAACAGCACGATTGACTCAAGCACAATCGGCGCAACCTCCCCCTCTACTGGGGTTTTTACCAATATTCTGACCACAACCGGGCAAATCACGACTGCTCCGGTATCGGCTTCTGACATTGCCAACAAGGCTTATGTCGATTCAATTGCCCAAGGATTGAACCCCAAACAGGCTGTCAAGTGCGCTACGACTGCAAATATCACCCTTTCGGGCTTGCAGACGATTGACACTTACACCACGTTGGCTGGCGACAGGGTATTGGTAAAAAACCAGACAAACACGGCTGAAAATGGCATTTATGCCGCCTCATCTGGCGCATGGACACGCACCGTTGACATGGATGTGTGGTCGGAAGTGCCCGGAGCGTACACCGTCATTCTGAATGGTTCGGTCAATGTGAACACCTCTTGGGTGTGTACGGCCTCTGACACCGGGACAATTGGTGTTACTGCAATGCCTTGGGTTCAGTTCTCAGGCTCTGGCACTTATTACGCTGGCACAGGTCTAAGTCTATTAGCTAACACCTTCAGCATTGCCAACACGGGCGTGACTGCCGGGACTTATGGCTCTGCATCGCAAAGCCTGACCGCACAAGTTAACGCCCAAGGCCAACTGACCTCGCTTTCGGCTCAATCCATTGCGATTTCTGGTAGCCAAATCACCTCGGGCACTGTCGGATCGGCCTACATTTCTGGTTCTTACACCGGAATTACAGGGGTTGGGACGCTTACCGCAGGGATATGGAACGCCAGCACGATTGGCGTGGCTTATGGCGGGACAGGGGCAACCACGCTCACGGGATATGTGAAGGGCAATGGCACGAGCGCATTTACGGCCTCAACGACCATTCCAACCACTGATCTGAGCGGAACAATCACTAATGCTCAGTTGCAAAACAGCACGATTTCAGGGGTTTCCTTGGGGTCAAATCTGTTTGCTTTGACCATTGGTTCTGGGCTTTCGGGGACTAGTTATAACGGCTCTGCAGCGGTCACCATCACCAACTCTGCGCCGATGGTTTATCCGGGTTCTGGCATCCCCAATTCCACCGGAACAGCATGGGGCACAAGTTACAGCACAACGGGGACAGGAACGGTTTTGGCGTTGGCGACTGCGCCAACCCTGAATAACCCAACGATCAGCAATTACCAAGCATTCACGGCAACGACTGCGCCAACTTATACGGCTGGTTTGGTTTGGTATGACAGCGCATCGGCTTCATTGTCCTATTACAACGACACCACCAATAATGTGGTTCACATTGGTCAGGAAATCCAGCAAAAGGTCAGGAATTCCACTGGGTCAACGATTCTTAAGGGTCAGGTTGTTTATATCTCTGGCTCAACTGGTCAGCAAGGCAACATCATTCTGGCTCAAGCGAATGCTTATGTGTCCTCGCAGGTCATTGGGGTGGCAAATCAGGACATTCCCAACAATTCCAACGGATATATCGTCACTCAGGGCACGGTTAGCAACATTGACACTAGTGCGCTGACCGCAGGAAACCCAATTTATTTGTCTGCTACAACGGCTGGCGCAATCACTCAAACTGAGCCAAGTACGCCAAATTATTCGGTTCACATGGGCGTTTGTTTGTACTCCAATGCCAATAACGGCAAGCTGTACATCAACCCGATGAACCAATCAATTGATACTGGTTACATCATTGGTCAGGTTGCCATAGCGCAAGGCGGGACAAATGGAACGGCGACTCCCACGGCTGGGGCAGTGGCTTATGGAACTGGCACGGCTTACGCTTTCACCTCTGCTGGAACTTCTGGTCAGGTTTTGCAGTCCAACGGAACTAGTGCGCCATCTTGGGTGACCCCCACGGCTTACGCCACGGTCACCGACGACACGACCACGGCAAGCACCCGTTATCCGTTGTTCGCAAATCAAACCACGGGCAACCTCACCACCGAGTACACGAGTTCGACCAAATTCCAGTTTGTGCCCTCAACCGGAACGCTGACCGCAACGGCTTTCAGTGGCGCAGGAACGGGGCTGACCGGGACTGCCTCTAGTCTGTCAATTGGCGGGAACGCCGCCACGGCAACCACGGCAACCAATGTGGCTGGTGGATCGGCAAACCAGATTCATTACCAAACTGGGGCTGGTGCGACCTCGTTCATTACTGCTCCGACAACAGCCAGCACATCGCTTACATGGAACGGATCGGCGTTTGTTTGGTCATCTTCTGGCACATCCATTACGCTGTCTGATGACACGACCACGAACGCCACGAGGTATCCGCTTTTTGCGAATGCAACCTCTGGAACTGTCTCAACGGAATACACCAGTTCGACGAAGTATCAATACAACCCGAGCAGTGGTGAGTTGTCTTCTTATGAGATGGTTTCCTCAAACGGCATCGCTGTAAATTCAGCCACAGTAAGCCAAAATTACACGATAATCAACGGCAACAATGGCATTTCGGTTGGGCCACTTTCACTCAATTCCGGTGTCACCGTGACGATTGGAAGCTCATCTGTTTGGAGGGTATTGTGACGGTTGCAATCAGTGGTCAAGATGGAATTTTGAGGAATGTGGATTACCAGACCCCGACAACTGGATTCAGTTACACGGTTGGCTCTGGAATTCAGGTGGTCATCATCAAGCCTCTTGGATTGTTAGCCACTGGCACGGTCACAATGCCTTTATCCCCGTCCGATGGGATGACGGTCACAATTTCAACGACACAAACAATCACTGCGCTGACGCTGAGTCCTAATGTTGGGCAAACCGTGAGCAATGCGATTACAACTCTTTTGGCGGGTGGTGCGGTTTCATACTTGTATCGAGCCGCCGACACTTCTTGGTATCGAGTCGGGTAAAGGAAAAATTATGAGCACTCTTGTTTTGCAAGCAGCATCAGGTGGACAAATCAGTTTGGTTGGGGCGAACACCGCATCCACCTACACAATCACCGTTCCTGCGGTCACTGGAAACCTCATTACTTCTGGAGACACGGCTACTGTCACCAGTACGATGTTGGCGGCGAGCTTGTCGCTCACCACCCCCAACTTGGGCACTCCGAGTGCGGGAACGCTCACCAATTGCACGGGCTTGCCGATTGCAACGGGCGTAAGTGGCTTGGGCAGTGGCGTTGCGACTGCGTTGGGAACTGCGGTCAACACCGTTGGCGGTGCGGTCACTGTTGATGGAACTGCGACCCTGACCAACAAGACGCTGACCAATCCAAGCGTAAACAACTACACCGAAGGTGTTGTGGCAATCGGAAACACAGGCACTTCCCAAACCTTGTCGTTGACCAGCGGGACATTCCAAACGGCGACCTTGACCGGGAACTGTACTTTCACGATGCCGACAGCAACTGCGGGTAAATCGTTCATTTTGATCCTGACTCAAGACTCAACGGGTGGGCGAACTGCCACATTCACTTCTGTGAAATGGCCCGGTGGAGCGGCTCCCACAATTACAACCACCGCCACAACTGGGCGTGACATTCTGACCTTTGTCAGCGATGGAACGAACTGGTATGGCACGATTGCACAGGCGTTCGCATAATGTTTGCCGCAAAGAACGAACTCTTTACTCGTCCCAGTGGGTACACAATCAGCCGTTCTGTTCGGTTGCGTTCTAGTGCGTCTGCTTATTTCAATAGGACGCCTGCTAGTTCTACCAACCAAACGACATTTACTTGGAGTGCATGGGTCAAACGTGGAGCTTTAGGTTCTGGTGTTACAGGAACGCTGTTTTACGCTGGCGGTAGCAGTTCGTATTGGTTTCAGATTAGGTTCAATGCCGACTCATTAAGTGTTGTTGCTACGAACTCAGGTGCGGCAACTATTATTGATGTTTCAACTCCTGCGGTTTTTCGTGACCCATCTGCTTGGTATCACGTTGTCATGAAAATTGATACGACTCAAGCAACAGCGGCAAATCGAGTAATTGTGTATGTAAACGGAGTTCAGCAAACCCTAACAATTACAACGCAGATTTCTCAAAACCAAGTTACATCTGTAAACACCAATGTCATCCACACGCTTGGTCAATTAAATTACGCCACAACAAATTACTTTGACGGTTACCTCACCGAGGTCAACTTCATTGACGGTCAAGCCCTGACACCATCATCGTTTGGTCAAACGAACTCTGTCACAGGCGTATGGCAACCTATCAAATACACAGGTACATACGGCACGAATGGCTTTTATCTGAACTTCTCAGATAACTCTGCCGCCACTGCCGCCGCAATCGGCAAAGACTACTCAGGCAACGGCAACAACTGGACACCGAACAACATCAGCGTGACCTCTGGTGTGACCTACGACTCCATGATTGATTCGCCGACAGTGAGTGCGGCGAGTTCAAACTACTGCGTGTGGAACCCAGCACTTCCAAGCCAAATGGCAGGGGGCAGTGCAAGTATCACTAACGGCAACTTGACTGCCTCTGATGCGTCTACAAGCTATGGAGTTGCGGCGCAAGGCTCTTTTGGAGTCACTTCTGGCAAGTGGTATTGGGAAGTGACGGCAAGCACTGTTGGTGGCAACTATGGTGCTTGTGGTGTTCGTCTGACTACCGTGCAAGGCACTTCTGATGGCGCAGGATATTTCTATTTCTCTGATGGGCAAAAAGTAACCACTGTATTTGGCGGTGGAGCGACTTCTTATGGGAACTCATATACAAGCGGTGATGTGATTGGCGTTGCGCTTGATATGGACAACGGGAAAATCTGGTTCAGCAAGAATGGCACATGGCAAGCAAGCGGTGATCCAGCGGCAGGAACGAATGCGGCTTACACAGGACTGTCTGGTTCTTTCTCAGCTTGTGTTGGCGATGGACAGAACTCCACAGCCTATGTGTGGAATGCGACATTCGGTCAACGCCCATTCAGCTACACCCCGCCCTCTGGCTTCAAAGCACTGAACACATTTAACCTGCCAACGCCAACCATTGTGAATGGTGCGACTGTGATGGCGGCATCGTTGTACACGGGTACGGGTTCAAGCCAAACCATTAGCAATGCCGTCAATAACGTTTCATTCCAACCTGATTGGGTTTGGATTAAGTCTAGGTCTGGTGCGACAAACAATGAATTGACTGATTCTGTTCGTGGGGCAACAAAGTCTTTGGTGTCTAATTCAACTGCGGCAGAAGCAACCGACACAAACGGCCTAACTGCATTTGGATCAACTGGATTCACTGTTGGTTCAGACACAAACTACAACAACAACACAGCAACTTATGTCGCTTGGCAATGGAAAGCAGGTGGCACATCCTCATCCAACACCAATGGCTCAATCACATCAACTGTGAGTGTGAATGCTACGGCTGGTTTCTCCATCGCAACCTATACAGGCACTGGTGCGAACGCTACTGTGGGACATGGACTGGGCGTTGCGCCAAGCATGATCATCATCAAGTGCCGTGACTCTGCCACCGACCCGTCCTGGATTGTTGGACACACTGGCATTGTCATGGGAACTGGTCGCCTGATCCTGAACGGCACTGATGCCAACTCAAATGCTGGCGCATCGTCGCTGTGGAACTCCACGGCGGCGAACTCCAGCGTGTTCTCGCTCGGCACTTATTCGTCCGTCAACCAGAACACACTCAGGTTCGTGGCCTACCTATTCGCTGAAGTCGCAGGCTTCAGCAAGTTCGGGTCATACACAGGCAACGGGTCTTCTGATGGGCCGTTTGTGTATTGCGGATTCCGTCCTCGTTATGTATTCGTCAAGCGCATTGACACAACGGCAGATTGGTATACCTTTGATACTTCAAGGAATTCATACAACGCACTTGATGCGGAACTTGACCTTAACATCGCTATAGCGGAAACGACTGCTGGTGGCGCTACGTTTGATTTCCTTTCAAATGGATTCAAACTTCGACGCACGGGCAACGCAGTAAACAACTCTGGCGGCACATACATCTACGCGGCATTTGCCGAAAACCCATTCAAATATTCTCTTGCGAGGTAACAAGCATGTTCATGCTCGACAACAAACCCCTGCCGATCGACACCGCGTTTGAGGTGGATGGAACTCATTACCCCGCCAACTGGCTCAGAGTCACCAGTTTGGAAGAAAAGCAAGCCATCGGCATCACAGAAGTGCCTGATCCAGAACCGTACGATGATCGGTTTTACTGGGGTGTGAACAACCCCAAAGACCTTGACCAACTCAAAAAGCAGTGGACTCAATGGGTTGATGACACCGTTTGGCTGATGCTTCAGAAGACCGACTACATGGACTCGCGCAAGGCCAATGACCCTGAGTACACGCCTCCCGCTGATTGGCTGGCATGGCGCTCTGCCATTCGTGCCCAGGCCAAGACCGTGAAACAGGCGATTGCGGCTTCCACGGACATTCCGACCCTTCAGCAAGCCATTACGGTGCAGTGGGCAGCAGACCCTTCGGTGGTGTGAGATGGCTGGCTTTACTTGGAAAATCCTAGAGGTATCTGCCGATGGTGAGTTGATCACCCACGCCAAATATCATGTGATTGCCGAGGATGAAGACGGCACAACCGTGGAGACTGAGGGGAACTGGTGGTTCAACGGCAAGGAGATCATCAAGCCGTTTGCAGAGGTGACCCAGGATGATGTTGCCAAGTGGATCAAGGAAGAGACTACCCAATACGGGGAGAATTTAATAGAATCCAGACTTGAGGAACAACTAGCGTATCTGAAGAAGAATCGAGTTGTTGTCGCCCCTTGGCTACCGCAGATTTTCACGCCAAATTTATAAGAGGGTTTCATGGCAACACCGATTGACATCATCAGCAGAGCTTTGAAGGATATCGGAGCATTGGAAGCTGGGGAAGTGCCCACCGCTGATGCTGCTCAAGACGCTTTTGAAATGCTGAACGATCTTCTTGACCAATGGTCAAATGAAGACATGATGGTCTACTACAAGACCGAGGTTGTGTTTCCCATCGTTTCTGGTCAGACCCAATACACCATCGGCCCTGGTGGGCAGATTGGCGCAAACTTTGTCGGCAGCATTTCTGGCAACGTCCTGACGGTGACCTCCATCAACTCGGGCGCGATTGCGCTTGGTCAGACCCTAAGTGGGACGGGCATCACCGCAGGGACAACCATCACGGCTTTTGGTTCTGGCGCGGGCGGGAACGTCAACGAGGCGGGCACGTACACGGTCAACATCAGCCAGAGTGTCGCGTCCACCACGATGAATGCCTACTATCAGCGCCCGTTGGTGATCAATTCTGCGTTTGTGCGGATCAACACCAATTCCAACGGTCAGCCGATTGTCAATGGTGGCCTTGACTACCCCGTGGCAATCTTGAACATTGAGGAATACGAGATGATCGGGTTGAAAACCCTGTCAGGCCCGTGGCCCAAGGCGATCTACTACCAACCCACTGAAGTTTTGGGGAACATCTTTGTGTGGCCCAACCCCAGCCAGGGTGAGATGCACCTGTTCTGCGACACAATTTTCAGGCAGTACACCTCCATCTATGACCCGATTGTCCTTCCTCAGGGCTTCACAATGGCGCTTCGCTGGTGTTTGGCTGAACGTCTGATGCCAATGTACGGCAAGAACTCACCGACCCAGATCGCCATGATTCAGGGCTTTGCCGCCCAAGGTAAAGCGACTGTAAAGCGCACGAATATGCGCCCTGTCCAAGCTGCCCGTTATCCCGACAGCCTCCTAGTGGGCAAAGCCAAGGATGCTGGTTGGATTTTGAGCGGCGGCTTCTTCAGATAAGGACAAGCCATGCCCGACTTTGGATTCGTTGGCCCAAGCTACACAGCGCAATCTGGTTACCAGGACGCTCAAGAGTGCATCAATTTCTACCCTGAGATTGATCCTTACAAGCAACCTGGGGATCGGGGCGTGGTGGCGCTTTACCCAACGCCTGGGTTGACTCCACAAGTTGTGTTCCAGAACTCCCAAGAGGTGCGCGGGATGCGTACCCTGTCAGGAGGAACTCAGATGATGGCGGTCTGCGGGCCTTACGTCTACTCGCTGACCTCAACCTTCACTCCAACGATTGTGGGTCAGCTTGCGACCTCTACAGGGCGGGTGGGCATCACCGACAACGGCATCAACGCCTACATCGTGGACGGCACAAACCGCTATACCTGGCGCATTTCCAGCCCCTCCTCTGCGGTTTTCACGGGTTCAATCTCTGGAACGACCCTGACCGTCACAGCGGTGACCAACGGGACGATTGGCATCAATCAGGCGCTTTTCGGGGTTGGGATCACTTCAGAAACGGTGATCACCGCTTTGGGCACGGGCACGGGCGGGGTGGGGACGTACACCATCAATCAGTCCATGACCGTGGGCAGCGAACTCATGAACTCGGTCAACGTGGGCGCGGTGGTGACGGGATCGATTTCTGGCACGACTTTGACCGTGACTTCGGTCACTTCTGGCACTCTTTACGTGGGTCAGACAATTCAAGGATCAACGGTCGCCACGAACACCATGATTACAGCCCTCGGAACGGGCACAGGAGGCGCTGGAACTTACACGGTGAGCACTTCCCAGACCGTGACCTCCAGAACGCTTTACGGGCTGAATTTTGCGATCATGCCCAGCACTGACGGGGCATTCACGGGTGCGAACACCGTGGACATTGTGGACAACTACTTCGTCTACAACCGACCGAACTCCCAACAGTGGGGGTCAAGCAATGCTCTCTCTCCGATTTCGGTGGGGACTTCGTTTTCCTCAAAGGACGGCTCACCTGACAATCTGGTGGCGCTGATCGTGGATCACCGAGAGGTCTACCTGTTGGGTGAGGCATCTTCTGAAGTCTGGGTGGATGTGGGCGCGGCTCAGTTTCCCTTCCAGCGCATCCCAGGGACTTCCACCCAGCACGGCATTGCTGCGGCCTTCTCAGTGTCCCGCCTTGGGAATTCGTTTGCCTACCTGTCCCGAAACAACCGAGGTCAGGCTGAAATCATGCAGATGAACGGGTACATCCCCCAGCGCATCTCCAACCATGCGGTTGAGTACACCCTGACGGGGCAGTACGTGGACGATGCGATTGCCTGGACTTATCAATTGGAAGGGCATGAGGTTTACGTGATTTCATTCCCCACCCTGAACCTGACTTGGGCATACGATATCGCCTCAAATATGTGGCATAAGTGGTTGTATTGCAACAACAAAAACCAATACGAGCGTCACCGTGGAAACTGCTGTGCGGTCTTCCAGGGGTCGGTGTTGGTGGGCGACTATGCCAACGGCACGATCTACAAGTTGGACAAGCAAAACTACACTGATTCTGGTCAAAAAATCCGCAGATTGCGTAGAGCGCCCCATTTGGTGAGCGACCTTCAGCGCGGTTATTTTGACGAGCTACAGATTCAATTCCAGCCTGGGGTTGGGACTACGGGAGTCCTTCAGGACTACTCAAACGGGATGTTTTTGGGGTCAATTTATGTGATTGCGTCAGATGCGACCTTCACGATTGGCCCTTATGAAACCTACACGATTGGTTCGGCAGCCCAACTTCTGCCCACCACCCCCACGACCTACCCCCAGGCGATGCTTCGCTGGTCAAACGATGGCGGGTCTACTTGGTCAAATGAGCATTGGGTGACGATTGGTCAGCAGGGTCGGTACAAGAACCGAGCCATTTGGAGGCGTTTGGGCATGGCCCGCGACAGGGTTTTTGAAGTCGTGGTGACCGATCCTGTAAACGCTGTGATTGTGTCTGCAAACCTCAAAGCATCTGTGGGGGATAACTGATGGCAACTGGACTCTATGGCGCAAGCCAAACCAACCCGTACCCGCAAGCGGAGTTTCTGGACAAGACCACGAACCGTCCGACTCGGGCATGGCAGCAGTTTTTCCTGAACCTGATCAATTTCTCTTCCGCGACCACAGCAACGGCTGGGTCTGCGACCTTGCCCGCCAATCCTGTGGGGTTCATCAATGTCACGGTGAATGGTCAGAATTTCAAAGTCCCTTATTACAATCAATGACATGATCATCCACCATTTTGCTGACCAACTTTATGCCAAGGAAACGCACATTTCCGAGGGTCAGACATTGGTGCAACATCAGCACACCTACAGTCATTTTGGTGTGTTGGCAAAAGGGAAGGTGATTCTTGCGAACGCTGGCGAGAATCAAATCATTGAAGCCCCAGCCTGTATTGAAATTAAGGCGGGATTGAATCATGGCGTGAAAGCCTTGACGGATTGTGTTTGGTATTGCATCCATGCGACTGACGAGAAAGACCCGTCAAAAGTGGATGAAGTTTTGATTAAGGGGAACTGATATGCCTTGGATTATGGCGGGCGGTGCTGCACTGGGTGGATTGCTCAGTGGTATGGGTGCTTCTGCTGGGGCAAAAACTCAAGCTGATGCGGCTCGGGAATCTGCTCAACTGCAAAAGCAGATGTTTGACATTCAGAACGCGCAACAAGCCCCATACCGTGAGGCTGGGTATTCTGCGCTGTCCGACATTGCTGGGATGAAGCCTTACTTCACCCAGCAATTTACCCCTGAAACTTTCCAACAGAACATTGACCCTGGGTATGCGTTCCGCTTGGCTCAAGGTCAACGGGCACTGCAAGCCCAGCAGAATCAGGCAGGTGGATTGCTTGGAGGCAATGCGCTTGCTGCGATGCAGGATTACACCCAAGGCCAAGCAAGCCAAGAGTTTGGGAATGCGTTTAATCGATTCCAACTTCAGCGAGGCAACATCTACAACACCTTGTCTTCAATTGCTGGGTTGGGTCAGACCTCTTTGGGTCAAACCACAAACGCTTCCACAACGGCTGGGGCGAATATCGGGAACGCAATTTCTAATGTTGGTTCTGCGTTGGGCGCTGGGCAGGTGGCGCAGGGTAATGCTTTGGGAACTGGCATCACAAACGCAGGGAATCAATATATGCTTTCGCAGTTGCTTGCGCCCAAAACTTTTAGCATGAGTGCGCCAGCAGTTACTGGTGCTTCTTATGGTGGCGCATCAAGTGCTTATGTCCCCGCATAAGGAGTCATCATGGCTGAACCTGTAGCACTTCAATCTAAACCACCGCAATCTATGACGTTGGGCGATATGCTCAACATGGCGAACGCTGCCACTCAGTTGCAACAAGCTCAACAGATGAACCCCATGCTGTTGAGGCAAAAGCAGTTGGAACTGCAAAAGCTGACTGAAACCACACCGCTTGATATTGAAAGAACTGGGATTGAAACGCGAGTCTCAAGAGAAACCGCAGATCCAAGAATTTCACAAGCCAAGACTCAAGCTGAAACTGCGCTCATTCAAAAATTGCAAGCTCAGTATGGTCTTGACGCAAACCAACAGGATGACTTCACCAAGATCCTGTCTGGGTTTGCTTATGACCCTCGCCTGTCTCCTGATGCGCTCAAGAAGAACGGCTCAAACGCCATTGATGTGTTGCATGAGGTCAAAGAGCAAGCGGTAGCGCGGGGTATTGATCCCAAGAAAGTGGACATGATCACTGCCCCAGCCATGGCCGCCGCTATGCGTAATCCTGAGGCTTTCCCTGCGTATATGCAGAACATGATTGCCATTGGAATGTCTGCGTCTGAGAAACGTGCTGCTGGCCTTCAGAAGGTTGAAACCACTGGTGCTGGTCAGGTTGTCCGCACTGAGCCTCAAATTTATGGCAAACAGCCAACAGTCAGTTATGAAACCCCTGGCGGTGTGACTCCTGCGCCTTCTGTGGTGGAAATCAACGGGGTGAAATACTTTGTGAATCCTCCCAAACAGGCTGGAGGTTCACCCACGTTGACTCCTGCCGGTTCTGAGTCAAAACCTGCGCCTCAACCCGCTCAACCTTCTGCTCAACCTCCCGCCCAACCTGGGCGTTCGCCTTTGAGTCAGTACAACCCCAACAAACCATTGGTTGAACCTTCTGGTTTGGTCAAAGAGGATATGCCTGTTCCCGCTGGTGGTTTGCGTCAGATGAACGAACAGCAGAAAAAACGATATGACCAAGGTCAGGCATTGTTTGCTCAGGCATCAGACCTCAATGAAAAAGCGGCTGATCAACAGAACATCTTGAACAACATCAAGAAAAACCTTGCTCAAGCCCAAAGCAGCAAGCCTGGGCAGTTGCTGAGGCAAGCTGGCAAATTTATTGCTGGTAGTGAAGAGTTGGATACCCTGCTGAAAAATCTGGCTGAAAACCAACTTGCACAAGCAAAACTGATGGGCGCTGACACTGTTCACGCTCAAAACATCGTTGAGACTGCAAACGGTTCAGCCGACATTGATCCCAAGGCATTGGCAAAGATTGTGGAACGTGCGGATGCCACACGCCTTGCGGTGCAGATGTACAACGAGGGCTTGTCCAAGTACAAGACCCGCGACCCATTGAATTCTGCGATTCACGCTGATCGATTCCAACAGGCTTGGAAAGACAACTACGACCCCAGAATCTTCATGGTTGAGAACATCAACAATTCCAACCTCAAGCCTGAGGAAAAGCAAAAAGACATCAAGCGCATTCTTGGGATTGCAACAGATTCAGAGTTGGCTAAACTGCGTGAGAAAGCCACCAATCTACGCAAACTCCAAAGGGGTGATTTCTGATGACCACATCACGCACACCTGCTGATTACTCGCAAGACCCTTTGATTTCTGCGTTCGGTGCATCTCAACCAGCGCCCCAAAACTCTTACGAGAATGACCCTCTGATTGCGGCTTTCTCAAACAAGCCGTTGCCTGTCGCAGCGCCAAAACCAGCGCCCAAGCTGACGATGAGTCAAAACATCATCAAGAACGCTTTGGAGGCTCGGCAAGGCACTCAGGCCACGGGTATGTCACTCGCTGACATGGTGCTCAGTCTTCCCAAGCAAGTTGCAAGTGGATTAACCTATGGTGCGTCCCGTTTGTTTGGCACAGAGCCAGCACGGGCGCAACAGTTATCTGAAGGTGTGGCATTGCCTTTGTCATATCTTGAGCCTGGGAAATTGGCTACTGCCATGAATCCTCAGGCAGGGATCGGTCAGGGAAGCAAAGCCTATGACATGAGCTTCATGTCGCGCATCATGGGTTTGATTGATCAGTATGGCGCACAACCAGCGGTTGAGTATTTGGTCAAGCAGGGCATGAACCCGACTGATGCCCAGCAACTTGTGGTCAATGCGCCCTTGCTTGTGGCTGGCGGTCTTAAGGTCGGCAAGATGGCGGGCAGAACCCTTGCTGAAACCCCAGCATGGGCAAAGGAACTCAAAACTGGTGAAGTTGCACCTACTCAAGCGGGGATGCAGAGCGCGGGCGCGGCAGCGGCATTGCCTGAAAGCGTAATTCGCGGAAACATTGAAGCTGCTCTGACGAACGCTTCTCCAGAACTACAGGCACACATTGCCTCTAAGAATCCAAGGGCAGTCAATCTACCCGCTTTGGAGACTCGCGCCTTGGAGGAGAAGCATGGCGTGAATCTGTCTCAAGGTCAAAGAACTGGTGACACTGCGCTCTATTCTCAGGAATGGAACAGGCGCGGTGAGACTCCAACCTTGGGCAACCACTTCAACGAGCAACCTGTCCAGATTTCCACGGCATTTGAACGTGCCAAAGAACGTCACGCCCCCGACATTCCGTCCACTGCTGATGCTTCAGAGTTGGGGCAGTTACAGATCAATGCTTTGGCGGCTAAAGACAAACTCCGCACTGACGCAATCCGTGATGCCTACCAAAAACTCACCGATGCGGCTGGGGGTAATTTCCCAATTGATGTGTCTGCGCTCAACCAGAACATCACCTCTGAGTTGTCGCGCAATCTCAAGACAAACCACTTGCCTGGATCAATTGCGTCCGATCTTGCTGACTTCACCAAGAACCCGACCTTTGAGGCTTATGAGGCTTTGAGGACGAACCTTGCCAACGAAATGCGCTCCAACTCCAACGGGAACGCTAGAGCCGCTGCTTACATCGTGCGCGATCAGTTGGAAAAGTTGCCGATCTTTGGGGAAAACACGGGTTCTCCTCAAGCCATGCAATTGAAGGCTTTGGCTGATAATGCCCGAGCACTTGTGAAAGAGCGATATTCGGTCTTGAACAGCAACCCCGCATATAAGGCGGCTGTCAATGAGTTTGGTTCGCTCAAGGATGCGGCATCCCAGGGTGAAAGCCTTAACGCTGCCAAGTTCCATCAGAAATATGTTGCCAATGGAACTCCTGAGTCCATTCGTCGCATGAAGGCAGAAATCCCTGAGGGTGACATTGCACATCAGGCCATCACGTTTGGAGAACTCAATCGCGCTAAGAACGCAGCGGTCAACGCGAGTGAACGCAATCTGACTCCTGAGCAGTATGCCAAATTTTTGAGAGACAACGCCAGCAAGTTGAGGGACGCTGTGTCTCCTGGCGCAATGCAAGACTTGGTGGAGCTTGGTGCGTTGACCAGCAAAATTGGGATGCCCAAGACAGGCACGTTCAACTATTCCAACACTTACAGTTCCATGTTGTCTGACATGGCAAAGCAAGGCGCTGTAAGCGCGACTGAGGCCAAACTTGCAGCATTGACGGGTGGGGCTTCGTTGCCTGCTACTGGGTTGGCGCGACAGTTTTTAGGCAAAATGAGCAAAGAAGGTTTTGCAAAACAAGCCACCGATCCTTTTGCAGGAATCACTAAGGAATAATCATGGCAGTCAATCTCTCTCCTATTGGCAACGGTCAGCAATTCTTTGACAACACGGGCTTGCCCCTGAATGCTGGCTTGCTCTACACCTACCAAGCAGGTTCAACCACTCCGCTGACCACCTACACGGACATTGGCGGGACGATTGCCAACACCAATCCGATTGTGCTTGATACCTCTGGTAGGTTGATGAGCGAGGTCTGGCTGACGTATGGGTACAACTACAAGTTTGTCCTCAAGACTTCCGCTGGTGTGACCATTGGGACGTATGACAACATTTATGGCATTGTGGGTGTGCAGTCTGCAGTTGGCACGACCATTCCTGCTGGCATGATTTCACTGTGGTATGGATCGCTTGGAAGCATCCCTGTGGGTTGGTATTTGTGCGATGGGACGAACGGCACACCTGACCTGCGCGACAGGTTTGTGATTGCTGCTGGGTCTTCTTACGCGGTGGGTGCAACAGGTGGAACTGCGACAAACACGTTGACCACGAACGAACTGCCCGCCCACACGCACACGGCAACCGTGACTGATCCTGGTCACTCGCACACTTTCAGCCCTGCGATTGCTGCTCAAAACACGAATGCAACTTCTGGGAGCATTTATTACGGTGGCACGGGCACTGTCAGCAGCACCAACTCCGCGACCACGGGTATCAGTGTGGCGAACAGCACCACTGGCTCTGGTGCAGCATTTACCAACATTCCTCCTTATTACGCTTTGGCGTACGTGATGAAGAGCTAATCATGGAAATTGACCCCGTCAAATATGGCACTCTTTGGCAAAAGGTTGAGGACTATGAGCGCAGGTTTGATGCCTTAGACAAGAAGATTGACCGCTTGGAAGATCAGGTGGATCGATTGGTGGCTCTTGCCAATCAGGGTCGAGGTGGATTCTGGGCGGGCATGGCTTTTGTGTCGCTCATCTCAAGCGCAGTTGGCTTTTTGATTGCTTGGATAAAGAGGTGAGCCATTGATCCATTCACGCTTCTTGCTCTTGCTTCATCCGCAGTCAATGCAGTCAAGAAGGGTTGCGCGCTTTACAAAGAAATTAAGGGCGCGGCTGGTCAAGTCAAAGAAGTACTGGATGACCTTGAAAAAACCTTTAAGACTAAGCACAAGGACAAGCCTCCAAGTAAAGCCGAGATCGTTCAGTACAACGAGGAGCGCAAGAGAGTCCAAGAGGTTGCAAAGTCAGACCCGAATGATGTTTATGCAAAGGTCAGCGACCAGCTTGGTGATTTTTTCGATGCCGTTGACAAGATTGAGGAGCTTTTCTGGCAAGAGGAGCGTGAATCAAAGAGGGTTTACTCGGGCAATGTCTCGCTCAAGAGGAGGGCATTGCAACGGGTGATGATCCGCACTCGACTTGAAGCAATGCAGAAAGAAATGCGCGAAACGATGGTCTATCACTCACCGACAGAACTTGGTGATTTGTGGACAAGGTTTGAGGAAATGCGAGAGCAGATCACCCAAGAACAGAAGATTGCCAGGGCAGAGAAAGAAAAGCAGGACGCACTTGAATCATGGCAACGCGATCAACGCAAGGACGTTCTGCAAAACCGAGTTCTGTGGTTGGTGGGTCTGGGCGTGGTGCTTCTAGAAATGTGGGGGCTTCTGTGGGCGATCAGTCTTCACAGAAGGGGTCAATGGTCTGGTTGGTGACTGCGCTCATTGGAGCGGTGATCTTTGCCATTCTGTTGCCTTTGATTTTGATGTTGTACATTGAGATCTCTACCCTCACCAAGCAGGTCAAGATTGAGATTCGCAAAGTCCATGAGGAGCGGGTCAAGGTGGAAAAGATTCGGAAAGAAATAGAGGACAAAGAGTGAAGGTTTATGTTCTTTTGATAACTTTGATAACTTCACTATATGGGTGCAGTGATCAGTTTCGCTATCCCTGCCAAGACCCTCGCAACTGGGACAAGCCAGACTGCAAGCGTCCCATTTGTGCGGTGACTTCAACCTGTCCTGACCAACTCACTCGGCCTGAAGATCGGGAGGAAAAATGATCTACGAAACCTTGGCTTGGCTTGTGTTTGGAGCAACTTGTTATTTTTTGGGGGCATTGTTTGGACTATGAATAAATCACCAGAACAATTGGACGCTTGGCTGCGGTTTGTGATTGGGATTGTGTTCTCACTCACTGTTTTTGCCATGGTGGTGTTGTCGCTCTACTCGGTGATTTTTGTCACTCAGCCCATGAACGGCATTGCCCCTGCCGACAAAAACTTCTTCTATCTGCTCAATGACATGAGCAAATACATTCTTGGTTCTCTTGCCACGTTGCTGGCGATCAAAGGTAAAGATGTCCTGAGCAACAAATCCGAACCCGAAAAGGAAAAGAAAGATGATTCCACTGCCAGCACTGCTTGAGGTTGGGGGCAAGATTCTTGATAGGGTCTTGCCAAACGAACAAGCCAAGAGTGAGGCTTTAGCCAAACTCAAACAGATTGAACAAGAGGGTCGGCTTGCCGAGTTGAATGTTGACTTGGAATACTACAAGACCGAGCAGAACAACCTCACTGACCGACTCAAAGCCGACATGGCTTCTGACTCTTGGTTGTCTAAGAACATCAGACCATTGACGCTGATTTTCATTCTCGCTGCGTATTTCATCTTTGCGATGATGAGTGCGTTTGACCTTGAGACTCGCGGGAACTACGTGGAGCTTCTTGGGCAATGGGGGATGTTGATCATGTCGTTTTATTTCGGTGGTCGCACCCTTGAAAAAATCATGGACATGAAAAAGGACAAATGATGCAACTCACAGAACACTTTTCCCTTGAGGAACTTACGCATACCGATCACCGTGAGTTTGACAACACGCCCAACGATCAAGAGCTTGCGAACCTGCGCCGCTTGGCTGAGTTCCTAGAGGAGGTCAAAGACCTGTTGGACGGGAAGCCCATCATGGTGAACTCGGCTTTCCGCTGTAAGCAGGTCAACGATGCGGTGGGGAGCAAGGATTCGTCCCAACATCGGGTTGGGTGCGCTGCTGACATTCGCGTTCCTGGCATGACCCCTGACCAAGTTGTGAAGGCAGTCATTAACAGCAGTCTTCCGTTTGATCAGGTGATCCGAGAATTTGACCGCTGGACGCACATCTCAATCCCCAACGATTCTGCTGGCAAGCCCCGCAGACAAGCCCTTATCATTGACAAGCAGGGTACACGCCCTTACTGAGGAGAAATCATGGCAACCAACTTCAAAATCACCCGTGAATCGGGCAAGTGTTCAGAACCCAAGCACTACGTGGTGGAGCGTGAGTTCAAGAAGGAAGCCCGCAAGGTAGCGGCACTGGAAAAGGAACTCAAAGCCCATGAGAAAACCAGCATGGAACAGGCTCACCCGCCTCTGAGCCACGAACAGAAAGCCGCACCTCTACCGAATATGCGGTCTTACTGAGGCAGTGGGACATTGGCGGGCCATGCGCCCATAGAAACCAGTGTCTCCACCGTCCTGCGGTGGGCGTTCTCCCACAGCTTTTGGCGCTCTTCTTTGGTCAGGTCTTTGCCCTGATCGATGGCGTAATGGCATCGTAAGCAAAGGGCAGCGACAAGGTTATCGTCAGCCTTGATCCCTCGCCCTTTCCCCCCGCCCCAGTTAGTATGGGCGGCTTGACTCATTCCTCCCAAACCACAGTTCTGACAGTCCAATCCTGCTACGAGCTTGAGGAGCTTCGGACTCCGTATGTATTTGTGTTTCGGGATCATGTACGAATGACTCCAGAGTTGTAAATTTATGTGAATTGGCGCACTGGTAGCGCCTCCGCACCACACCGTCTGTGCGGGTACGGGTTTCAAGGGACTTGGCTTGGGTGTTACAGCGAGGGCATTTCATCGGTGTGCATTGTCCGTTTGTCTGTTGGTTGCTTCACGGGAGCGCCAAATTTCAATCTCAAGCCTGTGGCTTTCAAGTTGCCAGCGCAGGGTTTCCTCTTTTTCAATCGCGGTTGCCAGCCCCTTTAGAAGGGACAAGTATTCAGGATTTGAATAGGCTTCCCGCTCTTGGTGGTTCGCAGCTTCAATCCCGTTTAGCAGGGCATCACGCATGAGCATGGCCTTTTTAGACTTGCGGAACTCCTCGAGGTAGATGCGCTGGGCTTTTGCCTCGCCATAGTGGGGTGAGAGTTCTCGGATTGCTTCTGCGTGGTCTTCTGGGTTCATCAATACCGCTCCTGGTTCTTTTTGAGCTTGGTGGCTTTCTCAATGTTGACGGTAAAAGCGCTGATCGGGTAGGAGCGTAAATCCTTGTCAGCCAGCCAGACAATGTGAATCATGGTGTCATCAGACCACCAACAGCCAAACTGGGTGGATGAGGTTTGACTCGACGTATAGGAATAAAACCCCATGTCGTTTTTGCACGGCACATCCGTGAGAACAATCATGCCACCCGCCTTGTTGTTCAGCGTAGCGATTGAATCTGCGTGTGCCATTCCGCAGAAAAGCAACCCTAGAAGAAGTTTTTTCATGACGAGCCTTTCATTTGAGCCTCGGGCAGTTTTGGCAGGGTGGGTTGCGACTCTGGCAAACACCAAGTTGGTCGCAGGTCTTGGGGATCATGGCAAACGCCTCATCTTCAGCTTGAGCATCTTCAAGTTCTTTTCTGCTGAGTTGCTTCACGCAACCCTCGCAGGATTCGTGACCGCAGGTCATTTGGCAACCCCAATCATGCGTAAAGCGGCTTCTGGGCTGTCAATCCTGGCGAGAGTGCCACCCGTCCATTCTTCAAAGAATTGACGCTGTAGCTTGGTTAAAGGGGCTTTCCCGTCCCTTTTGATTTCAACCAGCACAGTTTTCCCAGCGTACCCAACCAAAAGATCAACGGGGAGCTTCAAGTCCCACACATAAGCCCCAGCTGCCCGCAGTGCCGACACGATCTGGTCTTTGTTTTGATCAACCCTTGCCGCGTACCGCATCTTTGATCCTGTTCATGTTGTTTCGCAGGGTATCTGCTGCCTCAACCCCTCTGCGTCTTTCAATGTCTTTAATGGTCGTGACCCACCACTGGTTTGCTTTGGCGACCCCACGGAGCTTTTTCTGTTCGTCAAAGCGCCTAAGCCATTCTCTGGCTTCACACTCTTGCCTCCAGGCTTCTTGCCAAATCGGTTTATCGTCCATGTTTCCTCTGGTAGAACTTCACGACCTGACGGATTGCCCAGCGGTTGATCTTTTGCCAGATGGACATGGTTGCCTCCTGTTCAAGGTTTTCAATTTGCTTTTTGCGCCAGCCTGTCACAATTTGCCCCGAATCTGGGCCAATTTCTCACGGATGTGATCGGGCATAGGAACTGCTTTGGAGCGTTCTTCAGCCATCCTGGTGAGTACGGGGTCAACAGCGGTTTTTGAAGGCATCTCAGGCACTTCTGCGCCATCCCAGCGTTGTTGGTTGAGGTAGACCAAGGGAGCGGGGATAAACGCACCGTTGTCTTTCCTCCATTGATCGGTCGTTTTCATCCACTCAACGTGCTTGATGATCTGATCAGCACAGTGTTCGCAGAGGTATTTCTCCCATTTCTGCAAACACTGTTTCTTTGCTCCTTTGCGGGGGCTTGTTGGGTATGCCTTCCAAAATCGATCAAAGCCTGACTCAAACATGATTCCCGTCCTTTGTGAATTCGTGAATTTCGTTCCACACGTTCTGACACATCACACAGACATCGCGGTCGTTTTTGTCTTCAAGAACCTGATATCTCTTTTTCCTCATCCCACCCGTGCTGTACATCTTGCAGTATGTGTCACCGTCATCCCACAGATGTGCCTTACTACTATCTTTCCTCAGGTTGATCAGGTATTTCATATATGCCTTTTGGTGGTGAATGTTGGAGCAAAGCACAGCCTTACCGTGATCAAAATCAAGGTTCGCTCTGTGCTGCGGTTCCTTTTGTATGGAGCCATGTCATCGCAATCGCACTATCCCAGACTGTTTTCAACCACCGCGCTCTAGGAATTCGCCCACGCTCCCCGATTTGGCTTGCACGTGTATCGGGGTATCTCAAACGCAACCATCGACGTACCGCATTGCGCTGTCCAAAAGCAAAAACCCCGCAAGTCGCTCTGTGGTCTTGGCTCTTGGCGAGAGCAACAGCGAAGCGATTGAAGTGACTCAAAAGACTCGCTTGCCGTACGACAAGACCACACAGAAACCTGCGGGGTTTATTGGTCACTTCATCGCCTAGATGCCACTCTAGACGGTTTGCATCATACATCAATTTTTGGCCTTAAACCACTCGGGTCTCAATTCTTTGAGTTGATACATCCTGAGCGGGGGGATTTTCTGTTTCCAGATGCTCACAGCCGCACGGCTGATTTTGAGAATCCTGGCGAGTTTGGCTTGTGAGCCAGCGAGTTGGACTAGTTGATCTTTTGTCATCCCCGAATGATAAGGTAAATTAGCAAAAAAGAGACACTAGGGAAAGTCCCTAGAAAATAGTCTTGACGGATTGTTTAATTGTGTTAACATTCTCTCCATGCCGTAGCGCAACGCAAGCGGTCTTTAAGGAGCATCAATGCACACATGGCCTTTCCCACCAGCCCCGATCCCACCGAGGCGATCCATCCCACCATTCAATCCCGACAACTTTGAGGACTCACCCTTTTGAGGAACATTATGGAAACACAAATCAAAGCCTACGAATCCGACACCATCAACATTCAAAGTTACGAGTGTGGTGAAGTCATCTTTTCAATTTGGAAGATAGGCGCACACGCCTCCACCTATCTGGCTCAAGACCAAATTAAACAACTCATTGCCGAACTTTCTAAATTTGTGGAGGACTCAAATGTTTGATATTGAACACTACAAAAAACCAACCAATTGGGAGCGCATCGCTCTTTGGGCAGTTTCACTCACCGCACTCTGTGTGGTGCTTCTTGACCTTTTTGTTTGGAGAGCATAAATGGAAGCAGTCATTGGCGCAAAAGTCGCCCAAGCATTTGTTAAAGCACAGAAGGCATTTGGCCCTGCGCTCAAGTCCTCAACGAATCCTCACTTTCGCTCAAAGTACGCAGACCTGTCTGCTTGTGTTGAAGCGGTTATCGATGCGC